CGATGATCATGAATGATCCAAGATTCCGAGGAAGGTCCTTTGAGAATAGTATACGACACAGATTGGATATTTGGGAAGTTACTGAATGTATTTACCAAGGGGAAGCGTTGGTTGGAAAGGGGGGAAGAACACCTCTTATTTTTGAACCTTTTAAGCTTAGAAGTAGTACTCCTTTCTTTTTCGATAAAGAAACAGGGAAGCTTGTCCACACCCACAATGATTACGATATGTTCTTACCTCATTGGGGTATAGGCACCTTCAAAAAACTAATGGATGTTGATAATATGCATGCGGTAGGTTTTTCTTTGGGGGGAGGTGTTCCTTTGTATTGGTCAGTAGACTCAGGACACGACTATACAAAAAACATGGGCAAACCCAAACTAGTAAGGTATAATTATAATAATTCCTCCTTAGAGTTTGGAAAACCATATCTAAACCCTAGAACAGCCGTAGAAAACCCGGAATATGGGTTTACCCGGTATAATAAGAATAATAATTTCCGACACCCTGGTTCGGCTGAATACCCCTTAAAAGGGTTTAGGTCCTTAAAGTCCTTTCATGGAGGGGGAGCGCTCATAAATACGTGGGGTCATATTGCCGAAGGGGAGCATCCAGGAAATATTAAGTCTCACTATGCTTTCTTTTTGTACTCTCTGAGAGGAGAGCCTCAATGGTTGGACCCTCTTTCTCACCACCAGAAAGATATGTGGCACTTTTTTAAATTTGAAGTACCTGGTATTTGGCTGAACCCTATTTGCAATTTTCCCGTTGAGTATTGGTGGGAAACTTGGGATTGGGAGAAGCTTGAAAAATTCTTTAGGGCTGGGAAAGCTATAACAGATAGTAGGTTAGATTTTGTGGGTTATGGAGCAACGAGTACTGTTTCCAACGACAAAGTTCCATATACTCCTTCTGCACTCAAACATGTAGATTTATGTGCTTCTACCCTCCCGTGGTGTTTTTACCCATTGTGGGAAAGATGGCAAGATGAGGCAGTTAAGAAGGTAGGTGCTCATGCCCCTTCTTATCACACTTACGGATGGTACCAATGTGTATCTACAGGCACACAAACTTACATAGAAGGAAAGGTGGTGAATCCTTGTAAAGGAGTCCAGAGCAAGTATGAGTTAGGACGACTATACTCAAATACTTTCCCCAACTACCAGCCTTCTTATGAACTGTTTGGGACTGAGATACTTCCTCGTATCTCCGAAGATTTTGATTCTGAAGCAGAGTGGATGGACCGATGGTACACATCTGATACTCATATTTGTTTTTATCTGGGGTACGACGATATTTTCATGGCACCGGTGGATAGTCCAAGATATTTTAATCACAGGGCTAAAACAAACAAAGAAGCAAAAACTCAAATCCTGCTGACTCATGGAGGAGCTCACGGAACTGCACCCAACTTTAGAACCACTGCAACAATTGCAAAGAGAGAAACACTATGGCCTATGCATTGGGCATTTGGAGATCCTTACAGTGTAGCAACTTTGCGTGGTTTAGGTAGAACATTCATTGTTTCTTCCATTCCCAATGGTACTAACGAGCACGTCCCTTCGGTATTGCTTCAATCTGTTCCTCCTGATGATAAGTACTTTTATAAGCGTGCTACAACTTATATAGCCCAATTTGATGACTGGCCTGTTGCAAGCACTTCTGAACTCAATTTTAAGTTGGATGATGGAAAGGGGAATCGTGAGGTTATTAGCCACAGGCTTGTATTTACATCAGATGATTTTATTTCAAATATAAGTCAGGACTTAGCAGATAATGGGATTCTTCCTTATCTTCCAGAGAATCCAGGAGGTGGGACTCCAGGAGGTGGGACTCCAGGAGGTGGGACTCCAGGAGGTAGGATTCCTCCCATTCCCGGTGCTGGGTTTAAGTTTAGATATTATTATAGAACTAATATAGAAAATTTCTATACGTCGAAAAACTGGGATCATAGACTGATAACACCAAGCACTATTGATATAAATACGAAGTCATACCAACAGTTTGAAACATATCCTGATTCTTTTCAAGTTCCGATGGTGTCTAGTACCTGTATTGGGTGGGATTCTCTTCCTCTACCGGGAGACATGCGAATGATCGGACAGCCACGCGTAGTTTTAAATCTTAGTTCTAATACGGGATCATTTCAAGTTTTTCCTGCGATATATGAGGTAAGTTCCAACGGGGTAGAAAATTATATCACAGGGGGGATGTATTCCCAAGTTAAAACCCAAACACCTGATAAATGGTGGGAATGCAGATTTGTTTTAAATCCTTATTTCTATAATTTTAGAAAAGGCTGCAAGATTAGAATTAAACTTTGGAATATGTCAATGCAGCAACCAAGGTATGTGGAAGGAAGTCCAATTGAACAAATTCCTGGGTCTAAATTTCCTATTACTGGAGGGGTTTTTACAGGACTTCCATGCTTTAACGAGTTTAAGTTAAAAGTAGGGACTTCTTCTAAAGTAATTTTTCCGATAAATGATTCAAAGACCCTTTATAAGCTCTAGATATGATAGAATGAAACACACCTCTCAAATCCCAGAAGAAACTGTTAACCGCTTCATTAACGAGTCTATGAAGACTAAGACTATGCTGGAAGCCAAAAAGAAGGCTAAAAACTTTGACTACTCCAATGAGGGGGGAGCAGGCAAAAGAGAACGCCAAGAAATGGAGGAACCCCAAGGTGGAAAGAAAGAATCCAAGTGGAGTAAATTCAAGAAAGCTATGAATAACGCAGCAGAACGAGTTACCTCTGGAGACAGTTTCATCAGGGACACGGGCATGAAAATGGACCACCAAGAACACGAAGGTGACGGGGTTAACGAACTTACATCTGCTAGCAACCCTAACAGTTGGACAGCTAGAGCTATCGCCTCGCGAAATCGAAAAGTGGCAGGGATGAACACGCGGCGGAAACAGGCCGCGATCGCCGCGAACCGATTAACCCAACCTACCGGTGGAAAGACTGGGGCAGGGAGAACGGGAGTCCCACCCGAGTCTGATAGTTCATGGGCTACAGCTGGATCAGACGCACAGGTAGGCGATGTCCGCGCTGGATCTCCGAAGGGGATAACCCCGAACGCCCTGGGGCCGCCAGGGCAGGAAGTAAGAAAAATGCGGACTCAAATAGCTCGCTCCATAAAGAGGGTAAGGGCAGACCATCCTGAATCTGGCGCGATGGGCGCAGAGGGTCCCGGGACTGGAGTCCCGTGGGGCGGACAGCTGCCAACAGATCCAAAGCGAAGAGGGGAAATCGCAAAAAGGGCTATAAGTCTTCGGGGTCGTTTCAGAAACCGGAGGAGGATAAAAAGAGCTCAGAAGGCATTTAAGAATTGAGGAATCTACGGAAAATAAACGAACAGGCTAATACCGTGGATCCTAATGCTTGGAAGCCAGAGAAGTGGGTCGTATATCACCAGAAGAAACCAAAAGCCGGTCACGAAAACCCTAAATTCGCAAATAGGACTTCATTTAATAAGAAACGTTGGCTTTGATAGGATGTGACTATAACACGGTTTGATCGAGCTTATATGAAGATGGCTACTGAATGGGGTTCCCTTTCTAGAGCCGATAGAATGAAAGTAGGGTGTCTTATAGTAAAAGGAGGTCAGATCATCTCAGACGGCTTCAACGGCACTCCTAGGGGTTTTAATAACGAATGTGAAGATAGAGAGGGGAAAACCTTTGCGCACGTCCTGCACGCTGAGAGCAACGCTGTGACGAAGCTAGCAAAAAGCACTAATTCTTCCGAAGGAGCCGTAATGTATGTTACTCTTTCCCCTTGCTTTGAATGTGCTAAGCTTATTATACAATCAGAGATTTGCCGCGTGGTGTGCGGAGAAAAGTATAGGATTACTGATGGACTCGATCTTCTACGACAAGCAGGTGTTGTTGTAGAGTTTATTGACTAAAAATTAGTTTTTACTATAAGACTCACCAGGCATTCTTCCGCCATGAGTAGTTGCAATATCTAACTGTCTCGCCTTCCCAGAAGCACGAAATCTTCTTCTCAGCTTCCGGTTCGTAGGTTTGTTCTCTCTTGCAGCATCTTCCAATTCCTTTTGAGCCTTCTTCTTGTTCTTGGTTTCTTCATTCTGAAGCTCACCTTCGTGTTCTGTATGATCCTCTATGCCTAGGCGTTGCTTCTTTTTCTTTGCTGCTGTGTTCATTCTCAATGTGGCTTCTTTAGCATTTTTACGCAGAACTCTGAGAGCCGCTCTAGCAGCCTTCAATTTTGCTTGTTCCTCGCTAGATTCATCTTCCTCGGGAGTAGTATTTTCAAAAACACGGCGACAGTAATCTTCATTTACCATAGTCTCTGAATGAATTTGATAGGGGTTGTGTATAAAATTATTCATTTTCTTTTCCTTAAGGGGAGATCCTTCGTGTTTTTTGTTGTTCATTCGCAGTTCTCCTCTTCTGCGACGTAGGTCTGGAGTAGAGGGTCTTAATCGTGTCCTCTGTTTAAATGCTCTATCTCTATCAGGATTCATGGCACCAAATCTTCCTTCTCCGCGCGCGACGTCTTGGTTTTGAGTTCCTTCGAAGCCTCTTCTTCTTGCTACATCCCGACTCTGAGTACCTGTGAATCCACTTCTACGGGATACATCTTTTCCGATTGTAGTTCCGGGTTGTGCTCCAAAGGAGCGTAACCTATCTGTCTGACCTCCATATCTTTTTGCTGCTTGCTCTTTGACATGCATAAAGTGACGAGCAACAGAGGGAGATGGCCCTTTTCCTTTTTTGGGTTTCCATCCGTGTGCTACTGCCCTCATGAATTTTGCTTGTTTTTCGGTTCTAGCGGGCATTTGGTGTTCGAGGCATGTTTGGGGGAGAGATAGGAGGAGGGAGGTTAGTATCATTTTTTGAGGTTTTTCCACATGGCAGCTGCTGCGACTTTTTCGCCAGCTTCAGCGCTTCCATATTTTTTGGCAGCTTTGGCAGATACTTTCCCAAAGTTTTTCCCCTTCTTCCCGATATCTTTCCTGGCTTTAGCTTTTTTTACCGTGGCTTTCTTCTTCTTTTTTGAAAGACCAGCACTAGGCGCTTTAGCCTCATTCAATTGTTTTTTAAGAGCGGCGACGATAGTAGTTAGAGCTTCCTCAAGTCTGTCAACTCTTTCTTGGAGAGGGTTCTCATTAAGGTTAGTTTCAGGGGTTGTAACCATTTTGGAATCAGACAGCGTCTTTGGCATAGACCATTTGTTAGCGATATTGGAGGGAAGCCCAGTGTTGGCTGCTGGGGATGTACCAGGATCTTTGACGGCTTCATGGCTCCATGTATTGTTATGGGGACCGGCGTTTGAAGCTGCGGCAGCATTTTCTTGATTACCTGTAACTTTTGGCTCTTGTGCGTTACCCGCTGCCGGAGCAGCTGTGAACTTGCCTTGAGTAGCAGATGCCAATTCCCTGGACTGTTTTTCGTTTTCCGCAGGGTTAAACCCTAGGTTACTTTGCGTACCATAACCTTTAAAGATATTTTCGTTAATACTTGAGACAAATTCGTTGGATACTTCTTTCATAATGGAATATTTCCTATTTTATATACTCAGGAAGTATAGTTTTGACATTAGATATTTAATAGAATGCTTGACCAAGACCACGTAGAGTCCATTGGACAAAATAAAATTATAGGACTTGTAGGAGATAAAAGATTTCCTTTCAAGAGTGGGGGGAAATCTATAACCGCGAGGAAAGAGGGTCTCACGCATATAAAAAATATTTTAATCCAGCTAAACCCAAAAAAAATCTACCTCACTCCAGACAGAGGGTTTGAAGAGCTAGTAGTACCTCTTCTTAATTTTATGGAAATACCCTACGTCGTGGTTAATCCGTACAAAGGTTATTTTGACAATGTTGAGGCTTCCTCTAAAATCAAGCTATTAGTGGCTTTGGAGAGTAGCAAAGCTGTTGTTACAGTAGGGAACAAACCTAAGACTGTTTTAGAACATGAGAATTGTCAGAGGGAAAGTGTTGATTTTATTTACGATATATCGGATCTTGTAATTTGTATACATGGAGGAGGTAGGAATTTTAAACTAGAAAGAATACAAAAACGTATAGATTCCGAAACAAAATTAATAGTTTTAAATTTTATTAACCCCATCGACTGTTAATGGCAAGTGATCGGCAAATGCAATTTGAAAGGCTTTTCTATTTTCATGCCAGGAATCCCTCCCAGCTAAGTTTCCCAAGGACTCATGAACCAGTTGAATCGGGATAGTATAGTTTTTCTTTCCTTTAAGCGTAGTTTGGGACGTGTAGTAAATATCGTAAAAATCCCAATCCCCTGAGAAAACCTTGGGTTTGTTCATGTTTATGGAGTATAAAGTAGCTCCAGTGGCACATAAAAATAAACCGTCTAAGACTGCTACTGTGCCATAAGGACCGTAATTATTCCCAAATAAATTTTCTTTTTGTTTATTTCCGTGAAACACATACCCAGAAAGAGGATTCATATATTCAGTCTTTTTATTTAAATCTTCCCACCACACACAAGAGTGTTTTAAGAGTCTGGTCCCCGCAACCCCCAAAAACCCGGTATCAACCTTCTTTAGTTTCCTGTCAATAAAGTAATTAAAATGATGTTTGTCTGTTAATACTTCAATATCATCGTGGCACATTATAACATAGTCTTCGGCAGCAACTTCTGACATCTCCAAACCTGCGCAAAAGGCTTTAAAGATAGAGGAATATCCATTTAACACAACGACTTCCCACCCTGCGGATTTTAAAAAATCTGTTATGGGTTGAGGTTCTACTGCTTCTCGAGTTGGGATAAATGCGACTTTTTTCAATTTCTATATACTTTAGAGCTATAATGAATTATAAATGAGTTTGACTAAACAACAAATCTCGGATGAAATACATAAGTGTTCAGAAGATCCAGTGTATTTTATTAGGAAATATGTGTTTATTGAACACCCTATTAAAGGCATTGTGCCTTTTGATTTGTACAGATTTCAAGAAAAAATTGTAAATGAAGTTCTGGAAAATAGATTTAATATCATACGAAAATTTAGACAAGCGGGCATTACCACCATTTGTGCTGCATACTCGTTATGGTCAATAATATTTAAAAACAATCACCACGTTATGGTTGTTTCTATTGGGGACAGGGAATCCACTGCATTTCTCAGACGCGTTATGCTGATGTATGAAGACCTTCCCGGATGGTTACGTCCTTCCGTCAAAGAAAAAAACAAACATTCTCTGCACCTAAGTACTGATAGCAGGGTAAGATCTCAACCAGCGGGAGCTGGTCGTGGTGAGTCAGTCTCTCACTTGATAGTAGATGAAGCCGCTTTTATTGATAAAATGAGAGACTTTTGGGCGGCAATTTACCCCACCATTTCCACTGGAGGAAAGGCAACACTCATCTCTACAGTTAATGGAATGTCTAACCTATATTATGAAATCTATAGAGACGCAGAGGAAAAAAGAAATTCATTCAATGTGGTAGACTTAAACTGGAGAGAACACCCAGAATACACCGAAGAATGGTCAAAAGAGCACAGACCAATCATTGGAGAGAGGATGTGGCTTCAAGAGTACGAGTGTGAGTTTTTGGGTACTGGGGATACGTTTATCGATAGACACACTCTTCAAAGGCTTAACGATAACGTTGATGGGAATTACCGTCTGGCATACTCAAACCGTATGAGGATATTTAAAGACCCCGACCCATTTTACACCTATGTTATGGGGGTAGATTCATCTTACGGTAGAGATCGAGACCATTCGGCCTTTCATATAATCAATACTTACACAGGCGAACAAGTTGCTGAATTTTACTCTAATAAAACCCCCCTTAGTGAATTTGCTAAAATAATATCTTCCGAGGGGAATCGATACAATACCGCTCATGTGGTAGTGGAGAGAAATGGACTTGGTATCCCACTCATTGAGGAATTGTTCGACAGCTTAGAGTACGAAAATTTGTGGATGGATGATAAAGGAGAATTTGGAATTCAAATCACACAAAAGATTAGAGAAGGGGTTCTCGCATCCTTAGAAGAGTTTTTAAGAGCCTCTAAGATACGTATTAATTCAGAGAGGACTGTAGGAGAGCTTTTAACCTTTATCATAACTGAAAATGGGAAAGTGGAAGCCGACGAGGGGTACAACGATGACTTGGTTATGAGTCTAGCTTTAGCTTGTTACTGTTCAGAGGAAATTGTAAACACTTCTCCCGTTGTTAACATCGATAACAGAAAGTACGGAAATAAAGATCAAAAGGATCAAGATAATTTTAAAGTTCCTATCCATATTCCAAATGGCAAGGATAAATATAAAGAGGACATCTCGTGGGTGATCAAATAGACAAGAATAATTTAAACGAGTCATATACCGACTTTTCAAATCCAAGGGGTAATGTGGCAGGACAGCCCATTTCCCGGCTGTCAGCATGGTTTAATAAATTCTTTGGTGTTCAAACCAAGGGAAGACCTACCGAGAAAGGTGGGAGACTAGCTGGAGACACCCTGAAGAGTGACGATACTTTTGGGGGGGTTCCCGGTTTTGGCGTCTCTAGAGGAATTGCAAAAATTCCAGCCGTAGAGTACGACAGAAAGCGTCGATACAAGGAATACGAAAAGATGGACGATTACCCCGAAATCGCCGCTGCTTTGGATATCTACTCGGACGATGGAACGCAGAAAACAATAACCGGGAACATTTTTGAGATCGAGTGTGATAA